GGGGAGGCTTAAAGAATTTTGTACAACTGTGCTTTGATCTAGTACAGTCAGGAATGAGTATTCAGATATCTCAAGATTATTCTTCTATGGTGAACTTTGCAAGATGTAAGTGTCTTGGTGCAAATGTTCTTCGTGGACCTAATCAGATTCCTTGGGATGGTAAACTAGAGTATGACTGGCAACTCTGGATTGATAATGATATTGTCTTTGATGTTAATAAGTTCTGGCAGCTTGCTGATCTAGCAATCCCTGCGAGTGGTGATGAAAGACAGATCGCAGCAGGCTGGTATGCTACAGAGGATGGACATACTACTTCAGTTGCACATTGGTTGGAAGAAGATGACTTCCGTAAAAATGGGGGAGTTATGAATCATGAGACTGTTGAGTCTATGGGCAAACGCAACAAACCTTTCACAGTTGACTATACTGGTTTTGGTTGGGTATTAATTAAGAAGGGTGTCTTCGAGAATATGGAATATCCTTGGTTTGCTCCTAAGATGCAAGTCTTTGAGTCAGGTGGAGTACAAGATATGTGTGGTGAGGACGTGTCTTTCTGCCTAGATGCTAAAGAAGCAGGTATTGAGACATGGTGCGACCCTCGCATACGTGTAGGACATGAAAAGACAAGGGTGATTTAATGGCAAAGTCAACATCAGGAGCATGGGGAACCGTCCAACTCGTCTCGATTCCCAAAAAAACTCGGCAAGGACGCTCGGTTAACACACTCCTATCCGCAACTTCTCGCAATAAAGCAAAAAAGAAGTACCGAGGACAAGGAAAATAGATTAAGGGGGAAGAAATTCCCCTTTTTTTATTGTTAAATAGTAAAAACATACTAAAATTATGGAAAACTCCAAGAAAAAGATGCTAAGAGAGGTTTCAAATGACCATCTTACTCCAAAAAAACGTGATGATTTAGTACAAAGTGAGATTTTTGGGGATTTTGAAGAAGATGATTTTGAATATGACGATCAAACTATGATTATTTGAAACAATCGTTTGCAATCCTTAATAAATAAACAATAATCGCCGTATTAGTGTGCCAATAGAACGGGTTAGTCAATCTTTTAAAGACATAAGTATGACATTTCAGTCTAATCCACTGAATGATGACCTTATTGCGATCAAAAATGAGAACGCAATTGCCCGTTCATTGCGTAATATTGTTTTTACAACACCTGGAGAGAAGTTCTTTAACCAATCTTTTGGTTCAAGGATTAGTGAATCTCTCTTTGAGAACATAGATGAGATTACTGCTACCATTATTGTTGATGAAATTCGTCAATCAATTGATAATTACGAACCAAGGGTAGAAGTAGATGATGTAAAAGCATTTCCAGACTATGATAACAACAGTTTTGATGTAACTATTACATATGATGTGATTGGATCAGAGATTCCAACACAAGAATTACAGTTTGTTTTGCAATCTAGTAGATAAAAATGCCATTAGCCAATTTTTCTAACTTGGATTTTGACCAAGTTAAATCAACTTTACAAGAATATCTTAAATCTAACTCGAATTTCACGGATTATGACTTCGAGGGATCTAACCTATCAACAATTTTAGACGTTTTAGCATATAATACATACATTACTTCATACAATGCCAACATGGTAACGAATGAAGTGTTCATTGATACTGCAACATTAAGAAAAAACATCGTTTCACTAGCAAGAAACATAGGTTATACACCACGTCCAAGGCAAGCAGCACGGGCAACAGTATCTTTCTTTGTTGATTGTGAGGGAATTACCCCTGCACCTGCTTCTTTGACTCTTAAGAGAGGTCCAGTGGCAGCATCATCAACTGCATTTGGTGGACAATCTTTTATTTTCTCAATTTTAAGTGATATTACTGCTTCTGTAGTAAATGGAATTGCAACTTTTGATGATGTTGAGGTTTTTGAGGGAACTTTATTAACTCAAACTTACACATATTCGGCAAGAATACCAAATCAGAAATTTATTTTACCAAATATTGGTGTTGACACTGATTTAATTGCAGTTTCAGTAAATCCAACTGAGGCTTCTGCGACAGAAACGAAATATAGTTCACAAGATAGTCTTTTCGATGTAAAATCCGACTCAAAAGTTTATTTTTTACAAGAAATTGAAGATGAAAGATACGAAATATTTTTTGGAGACGGAATTTTTGGAAAAGCACTAGAAGATGGTAATTTTATAACAATTAATTACATTACTTCAAGTGGTGATGCTGCAAATGGAGTAAGTTCTTTCAATTTTTCAGGAAGAATTCAATATACACGCAATGCAAACACTTATAATGTTACAACTGGTATTTCTTTGCTTACAACTGGCGTAATTGCTTCAGGTGGAGAGACAATTGAGTCAGTAGAGTCGGTTAGAAAGTTTGCTCCACGAATTTATGCTTCTCAAAACAGAGCAATTACTGCAAATGACTATGAATCACTAATTCCAACAAAAATTTACCCCGAAACAGAGTCAATTTCTGTTTTTGGGGGTGAAGATCTTATTCCACCTCAATATGGAAAGGTCTTTATTAGCATAAAACCAAAAACTGGAGATTTTCTTCCAAATTTGGTTAAGGAACAGATGAAATTGAAGTTAAAGAAGTATGCAGTGGCAGGAATTGTCCCTGAAATACTTGATTTAAAATATCTTTACCTAGAAGTTGATTCAAAAATATATTTTAACTCAAATCTAGCAGAATCTGCAGAATCTGTTTCTAGTATTATTCAAAATAATGCTAATAAGTATGCAGAATCTACAGAAATGAATAAGTATGGTGCTAGATTTAAATATAGTAAGTTTTTATCTCTTATTGATAATAGTAACGAATCTGTAACTTCTAATATTACAACAATTAATATGAGAAGAGATTTAAGAGTTGTATTAAATTCTTTTGCAGAATATTCTATTGGTTTTGGTAATGAATTTTATATTAAGAGAATGAGTGGATATAATATTAAATCATCTGCATTTAGAATTGCAGGGATATTAAATGATGTCTATATTGCAGATATTCCTAATACAAATAAATTAAATGGATCTTTATTTCTATTTTCTGTTCCTTCAATAAATTCAACATCTCCAACGATTGTTAGAAGAAATGTTGGAACGATTGATTATAAAAAAGGAGTTGTTACCCTTAATCCAATTAATGTTCAATCTGGAATGCTTAAAGATGGGCAGACTATTATTGAAATATCTGCATGTCCTCTTTCTAATGATGTTATTGGATTACAGGATCTTTATTTGCAACTAGATATTAATAACAGTAACTTTGAAATGGTTGTTGATGAAATTGCTTCTGGATTAGATCCTTCTGGTTCTAATTACATTACTTCTTCAAGTTATGCGAATGGTAGTTTAGTCCGTGCTGGTGGACGTAACATTGCTGCTGCAACAACAGGAACTGCTATAGCTCCTACCACGACTACAACCACTACATCTACATCTACGACAAGTCCTTCAACCTCTGGTTCAACCTACTAAGATAGAAAAACTATAAAATGTCTACAAAAAGAATTCAGTTTAATAACGTTGTTCAAAATCAGCTTCCTGGATATGTCAGAACCGACTATCCATTGGTTGCTGAATTTTTAAAGTCATATTATCAAGGGCAAGAATATCAAGGTGGACCAATTGATTTGGTTCAAAACATTGATGAATATACAAAGGTTAGTGAACAAGTTGGTCTTACTGAATATGTTGGATTAGGTGCTTCTATAGGTATTGTTAATGATACAATTGAAGTTGATATGAAAGAGAATCCTACAGGAACTTTGGGTTTTCCAAATTCTTATGGATTGTTGAAAATTAATAATGAAATTATTACTTATACTGGAATAACCACTTTTGCTTTCACTGGGTGTGTTAGAGGTTTTGTTGGTGTTAGTTCATATCAGAGTGATACCAATCCTGAAGAATTGGTATTTGAAACTACTAGTGCAGATGAGCATAATAAAGGTGATTCTATACAAAACCTTAGTTCTCTTTTCCTTAAAGAGTTTTTAGTTAAAACTAAGCATCAACTTGCTCCAGGATTTGAATCAAGAAAATTATCTTCAGATTTAGATCAAAATATTTTTATAAAACAGTCAAAAGATTTTTATCAAAGCAAGGGAAC